AATGTTAGTAACAATCCATAATTGTCACTCTTAGATGAACCCGATATCATGGGTTGAATAACATCAGTGACATTTATTCTAAGTTTATCGTTTCTAATCTCTGTAACTGAGGCACTAACCATTGGTGTTAACCTATAATCACTTCCTGTTCCGGCGGCCGGCAATGACCCTGACCAATCAGAACCAGATGCGTACGCGTTCCATGTAGCACCATCGTTAGTAACGGTAACAAACCCATCAGAATCAAAATATCCCGAACCTTCTTCCCAGGAACGTGAAACTGGATAAACATAAACTCTTGCGTCTTGATTTAATTTTGTAGCATTAGCTACTTTCAGACTCAAATATGCATCAGAGTTTGTTGGTGCTCCAACAAGATCTGTTAAGGTAAACTTAATCAAAGATCTAACCCTACCGTTAGTATCTAACAAACTATCTTGCTTTTTACCAACTTCTAAAATTTCATCATGACCCACATTTAAGGTAGCATATCTCTCATAAATGGTCGTGTCCGAACTAGCGGTTATGAATACTCTGCTCATTGTACTGCCGTTCCAACAATATCAGTTTGTGGATATCGTATCTCAAAAATACATGGATCAACTGATGGATAAATAACTCTATCCCTTTCATTTGCTACTAAATCGTATGTGTATGTAGCGTAGTCACTTCCATCTCTTTGTTGATATTTGTTTGAGAAGGATAATTCAGGTATGGATTGAACTCCGTCTACTTTAGCAATCTCTACCAACAAATCATCTTTTAATAAGGGTTGGTTTATCTGCCATCTATCAATATTAAAATATTTTCTAATTGTATCGTGACATCTAACCAACACATCGGCGGTCATGTGTCCTTTATAAACAACAATAGTATAATGAACACCAATAGACACTCTAAATGCATCTAAAATGTTAATTCTATCAGTAATCATCCTATATCCCTTTAAGAATTGTTTTATATTAGATTTAATTGTACCATTTAGTGTCGTTAATCTTTTATTAGAATCTAATCCCAAAACATATAAATTAATATTTGTATTAAGTGGTCTGTTGTGCACAAATTGAATATCATCTTCTGGATCTAAAGTTCTCCAATGTGGTATCTCTACGTATTGTTCTAAATTTAGTGTAGCAGTAATAGCATCGTCTTTCATTACAAACGACTTAGCCACTGCTCCATATTTTTCAGGCATAGATAATACCCGTTTTTCATAATCGGATGTAGTTACTACTCGTCTTTGAGCATTTATATATCCTATTGCAGAATGTCGTATTTGTTCAACTGTTGGAGCACCGCCACCGCCTCTGGCCGCCTCCTCATTTACAACAGAGACACTAGATACCACTGCATCCCACACCGTCTGTTCAGCAACGGTAAAAATACTAGTTTCATTCACAGTAACAAGATTATTAATTTTAGTAATAGTCCCAGCGCTGACATTTGCTGCCAGACCCGTAGCCTTCCTATATGTAATAGTTAATGTTGTATCGCCTGGAGCCAATCCAAAAGAATTACCAGTTGTAAAATTAATAGTATCCAAAGCAACATTTGTCATATTCTGTAAATAATTTTCATCATAAACTGTTCTATAATCTGGTTCTTGATAAATGTCTGACAAATCGCCTAGCCCCGAACCAAAAACTAATTCAGTTTTCATATCTCTATTTACTCGTACAACAAACCTTCTATTTACCTTAACCGTTCTTATACTATAAAGTGGCATAACGGATGCATCTGTTATATTAACCAATGTATCTTGAAAAACATAATCCTGAGACAAATTATCTACTTGGTGCCATGTATTTCCTTCCGAATCTGTCACCGATTTAATGTCCACAATATCGTCTTCTGGTAATTCAATTTTCAAATATTTTTCGGGAGATCCCAAAATCATTTTAAAGTCTTTTTCTATTACTCCAACCGTTTTAATGGGCTTTGATACCACATATGATGAAGGTAAATCTGTATTACTATCTAGAGCAAACGGTCTTACATCTCTATCTATAGCATTTCCAAAATCACATATATCCTGAGTTATAAAAGTTCCAGAGTCGGTTTCTGTTGTGGCCGTAAACGAAGTTCCAGCCGAAAATCTTGGAAGATATTTTGTATCCAAAGAACCAACAGTATCAGCAGGAATTAAAGCAGACATTGATACGACACATGATGCGGGCATAACCAATTGTGGTTTATATCCAAATCCCTGTGCTAAGGAAACAATATTTTCCGGTTCCTCGGCATAAGCTAATAAAGATTCTTTAAATGAATGATCTGTATAGTAAGAAAGAACGTCTCCCACATACGATGCCAGATCAAGAAAAATACTGCCAGGCGACGCATCACTAAAATCTTGATATGTGTCTGTAAAATAAAATTTAGTAAATTCAACTAAGTTTTTCTTAAAATCTGAAAAATCTTTGTTTGTATACTTTACTTGTTTCTTGTCTATTCGTTCGTCTAATGTAACATTAGATAATTGATTATGGGACATTTATATTCCTCACATTCCGTGATATTGCATCAGAGCTTCGTCTGACAAATTAGTTCCCGTTAATGTATAACTCATATAAACTCTTACTGTATATCTATCTCTATCACCATCGGTGGTTTCTATTTCAAAACGATCTAGTTCGATAAAAGGCATATACTTAGCAACAGCTTCTTCAACCGCTTCTCTAGCTCCTATCCACGGGCCCGTTTTTACGTCTATATTAGCATCGTTAAAATTAAAAAGAGATTTATGGATATCACATCCAAATTCTGGATTTGATAATCTCTCACCTTTCATTGTAGAAACCAAATTAATAAAATTACTTTTTATTTGTTCCATTACGGTATGAGACATTCCAAAATATCCACCAATACCACCACTTGATCGTTGAAGTGGAAGAGTAAATCCTATTGTCCGTGTAGCCATTATCTTAAATCCAATTGAACTTTTAACAATGCTAGTTCACGTTCAATTTGATTAACAACATCTTCTAAGTCATCAATACGTTCAGTTAACAGTCCACTAGTTCCTATATACTTTTTTTGGCGATCAAGCACATCTTCTATTTGTGTCATATTTTGTGTATCTGCATTTTCAAAGTCACGAAAACGTGTACCAGCAAACCACGCAACTACAATTATACTAATTGCGAAACCAATACTAACCGCAGGCAATGATGAAGCTTTAGATATTGGGCTAGCCACAACTATACGCCCATCTTCTTCATTAATTGACTATAATCTTTATTAATGTCCTTCAGGGTATCTTCGTGGTCTTCAGTTAGTCTCGTACCCTCAAACGTACGTGGCAAGGCCTGTTGGGGAGTTACTGACACATTAGAGGTATTTAAATGGATATCCTCTCCTGTTCCAAGCTTTTCCTCAAACATCCGTCTGAGACTTGTTCTATCTATCCCCTCATTGACCTTAGTTTTTGTATCGGGTGTTTTTTGAACAGTCATAACATCAAAAAGTTCAGCCTTAATTTCTTTAAGGATCTGTTCTTTTTGAGAAGCCATCTCCTGCCCGACTATCTCTCTCACTATTTTTTTAAAATCTTTAATTTTCATATTGCCTCCACACTTACTAATAAATAGTTTCAATACTTTTATTTTTCAATTTTTACCAACTTACTTTTAATATCCTCCAAATCTTCTCCATATATCTGTGCAAGAGGCCCAAGAATCCCCGTAGGTATAACTGATGGTCCTGCTACGGAATAAGCACCTTTCGCTATAAGTGCTTTAATCAACTTCTTAAGTACTTTAATTACTTCATCTGCAATTGCAACAGATTGGGGGAATCCAGCATCATTAACGGCTATCGGGTTGTGGTTTTCGCTCACCAGAAAAATCTTTCTTCCCGCAATAGCGAAATCTTGACCAGTGGTAAGTATCGTATCTCTATTTGATAATGATATGATATCCCGACCCGAAGATAGGATTATGCCATCGTGGGGTTGTCCTGAAGATTCAAGAAACATTTTTGAATTAAGAACTATCCTACCACTATTCAATAAGGATTGATTACTAGAAAAAGGTGTTTGTTTGTTAGTATCGTCTCTTCGAATCCAAGATTTATCTAGTTTCCTAGTAGTTGTAAAGTATGAATCGCCTGCACCCGGCGTTGGGTCTGATCCAGTCGATTTATCCCGGCCGCCAGATAAGTTAAGATTAATGACTTGATTAGTTGATAGTACAAATGAAGAATTATCTGTATTAATATCTTCTACAACCAACCCATAATCAGTGTTTCTTGTTCTATTTGGAAGAGTAGTTGCTGTATATTTTCCAACACGCATAACTATAATTGGATCGTTGACTAATGGGTTTGTTGGACCTAATGTTACCTTATCTCCCACTTCGGGATCAGTGGGATCAGTTTTTTGGTTTAATGCATCTTCCATTTGTGAAGAACCAAATCGTAATGTTGCTCCATAACGATTTTGAACAATAACATCACCATCAAAATGCTTTAAATTATAAAGAAACTCTTGTGGTAGATAATTTTCATTAGTTAAATTTTCTTCAGGTTCATATGACGATTGGTGTAATTGACCACCTTTACCCTGCTGTACTTCTTGATGGGAGTGTCCAGTTATAATGGGTTTTAATCTATCTAAAACACTTGAAAATGAATTTAATTGTAATTTTTTATTCACATTTACTCTACGAGAATAAAAATGATTACCTTGTATTTTTTGGACTAAAACAATTTCTCCAATTAAGGGATATTCTTGTACAGTCACTTCCAGTGGATATGCACGAAATCCTGTTTTTGCAGAATCTCTTTGACTACCACGGTCCAAATACTTAAAACGAATAGTTCCTACGTTAAACCCAGTTCGTCCATAGTCATCATGTTCTTCATTTACAATAACATCCAATACAACCGCTTGAGATGAAAGTTCAGCCGAGCGATCACGAGCACTAACCTCTGGGTTCCAGAAAATGCCTGACATTATACAACCTTAAGTCGTTCTAACTCATCCTCAACTTCTGTTGTTTCTTGCTGTAAATCTTCTATTTCTAGTGTGATGTTACTCAACAACTGTTGTTTCTCTTCCTCTGTTAGAAGATCCGTAGAACTTGCAGCCTTTGTTCCAATAGCAATTGCTCTTTGGGCAATTTGTGCGATTCGCACGATGTGTTCATCGTTCTTGACATTGACTTCCATAAAATCCTTAATAATGGGAGAAATGACCGCCGCATCTTCGGGGGTTCTTATTTGTCGAACTAGTTTAGTAACAAATGTATTTATTTGTTCTCGTTTGCTTTCAGTATTTTTATAAATGTCTTTAAAAACATCAGAAAGTGTCTTGTCATCAAAAACAACATATTCCATAATACTTCTCCTTTACTATAACTATTTAATTTTCAAAATAATCATAGATCATTCCAGTATTTTTATATTCTTCATACTGTTTATCTTTAATTTCCTTAACCTGTTTCACAATTTTTGTAATGTGTGAAGTTTCACAATCCGTGATTTCTCTTATCATTAAATAAATAGCTTTCTTATTGAAATTTTGAATCATATGTGCTCGTCTCAATAATTCTAAAATAGCATAAGCTATTCCTAAATCTCGTTTCTTAGGAAAGATTTTGTGGAGATTATAATCCCAATATTTTATAAAGAGTTTTATAAATTCTACTCTTTCCGGTTCATTATAAATATCTTCGGGATCTATAATCAATGTTTCTTGAACAGAATAACTTTCTGGAGATTTGTCAGATAAATGAAGAGTTCTTTTTTCTTCCTTATATCTTTTATTATTCTGTAAGATTAAATAATTCTTAGCAACCACAGAAAAATAGCTGAAGGATTTTCCCTTGTCTGCTGTAAAATTAGGAAGTTTGAGAACGAGGTAGGACATTACTTCATGCTTAACATCCTGAAATGTACCGTCCATATATGGAAATTTAAACCGATTAATTATATTTTCGGCTAATTTATCTAACGGCTTATAAATGTTGTCTTTAAATATTTTTTCGCGGACTAATTCATCTTCACAAACATTATATTCAATAATTGATTGTTCTGTTTCCATCGTCCAATATAGATTACGTTTCCTCTTCCTCTTCCTCTTCATAAATAACACCTCTTAACTCGCCAATCACTATGATTAACTGTTGAAATAAGGCACCAACCTCATCATCCTTTTCAAACATTTCTCTGTTATCTAATTGACGAGATGTCCTTAAAATTTTTGTTGCTCCTTCATAAAATCTTATAACATTATCTTCATAAATTTCTATTTTTTTAACTGCAACATATGACGCATATATTAACGCCACATTAATCACAGCAGATATAACCAGCAATACCACAACTATATTCATATTAACCTTCTACTTCCTCTACATTATAATCAGAAAATTTCGTCATGTACTTACGAAGCGTCATTCCATTTGCATCGGTCGTTCCAATAGAATCAAGTTTATTTAACAAAAATCGTTTCATTCCCATAGCCCCAGCAAAATGTGCTCCAGCCAAAATACTAGAAGTAGTGATATACATACCTTTATAGTTTGTATTGTTATACTCCTCAATATATGGCCTAAGAGAAACATAATTTTCTCTCATGTAAGCTAACATAATTTCATCCTGTAACCTTGCGTTCCTTAAAAAATCCTCATTTAAAATATCATATCCAAGATGTCTTATTGTCGTTGGACTAAACTGATATCTTCCTAAAAATCCATATGGATTTACAACATCATATCTATTATTACTTTCAAAAAGTGCAATAGCTTCTAAAAACCTTAAAATATCCTTCCTACTATCACTTTCATCTTCTTCAATCGGTATAGACACTTCACTAATGTCTATTTGTTCTTGTTTGTTATTAGCACCGTCAAGTACCAACAACACAACGAGAACACATATAACCCTTAATATTACATTAATCTTCATAATATCTCCCTGCTAAATCAACAAATTATAACAGATGTGGCATTGCTTCCTGCAAACCATTTGTAGTTATCTGAACAAATTCTGTATTAAGATAAAATTTATGAATTGATTCAGATCCAACATAACTCATGGCAGAGCGTACCCCATCCATTATTTCGTCTACAATTTCTTCCGTAGAACCCTTATATGGAACCATCGTAGCGGTTCCCTCAATGTTATTTAATTCTGCGAAAGAAAGTGTTTTTTGTACATCACTAGCAGATCCGTGATATATTTTCATTCTTTGCCTGTTACCATACTTACCAAAATATTTTATGTCTCCTGGCGTTTCTTTTGCGCCTGAAAGCATAGACCCCAAAATAACAGAGGAGGCTCCCGCGCCAAGCGCTTTAGCAACATCGCCCGGATATCGGATTCCTCCACAAGAAATTATTGGAGTATCTGCAACATCAGTAATTGATTGGAGACAAGAAATTTGTGGAATGCCTACTCCTGTACGAATGCGGGTTTCACAAACCGATCCACCACCAATTCCCACACGAAGAGCATCTGCTCCCCACTTTTCCAAATCTCTAGCAGCCTCTGGTATTGCAATATTTCCTGCTATCACCTCAAACGATGTATCCAAATCGGTTGCTAATGATCTCTTTAATGCGCGTAAATCTCCAAGAATTTGTTTCATTGAAGAATGGTGACCGTGAGCAACATCAATCAACAAAACATTAGCACCCGCTTGTAAAAGTGCTTTTGCTCTGAAGATATCTTTTTGTTTTGCTCCAATAGCAGCAGCAATGACAGGATTTGTAAATCTATGTTCTACCCTGTCATCAAGTTCTGAAACTTGTGGTGTAATTCTTCTATATAAACTATTAACTATACTAGCCTGTTCATCAACACTATTAAATCTATGAACGATGCCCACTCCACCCAAAGCCCACATCGTGTATGCCATATCAACCTCACAAATAGATTTCATCGGTGAAGCTATAAGCGGTATATCAATATAACGCTTCTTGGTAAATGGAGTTACAGTACTACAAACTTTTCTAGAACTTACATCACTATACTTTGGAATGATCTGGACATCATCAAATGTAAATGTCTTATTATCAGTAAATTCAGCTGATGGTACTATATAAGTCATTTTGACTCCTCTGTCGTTCTACATCTTTAATATGATAGAGTGACCATCTTTCTTCTTCGGGAAGGTGTGCCCAAGTTTTATATCCAACAATTCGTTCATGGACCTTACCTTGCCATCTAATATGTTTTGTATTTTGAAAAATTCTGGTTTGGAAATCTGGCCACATATTCCATCCTTTTTCATTCTGTACCCATCCCCACTTTTTAATATCTTCCTGAGTTATACCATTAACGATATTTACTCTTGGAACTAGAAAAAGTTCTACTTCGGAATTATCCAAAAGAAGTAAATGAACATTGTCTTCTAAAGCGTGAGCTAATGTTTCGTCAGCATCAACTTGAAATATCCAAGGCATTGAGCATTTTTCAATTCCAAAGTTTTTATGTGCACCAAAATCTTTTTGTAAATGTCGTTGGTAAAACTCAAGTACTGGCCAGTTATTTCTCCAAGAAGACAAAATATCTAATGTTTCTTCATCGTCAGAATAATCATCTATAATAACAATCTCATCTTCGCCATTTCTCTTATCTAACATAGTTACTAACTGAGTTAGTAAACCGTCAAGATACAATCCTTCATTTTTTGTAGTAACGCAAAAACTTATCATAATTTAATCCGGCCGATAATCTCTACCCAATCCTGTTGGAAATGCCAATGGTTCCTGCACTTCTTCAATTTCTTCGTCTAAATCTAACACCTCTTGCCCTGGTTTGTCAAGGGGCTCAGTGGATTTTTTTTCATCTTTTGATGGTGCTTCTAATAAATGAAGTCTATTATACGCAACAACCAAACTCACTGCTAGTGGATCAAATACAAATATAAGCAATAAAGCAAACGCATTAACCACACTATCCATTGGCCATCCGGTCAGATTGGACAGGTAACGCAATGGACCCACTTCAGCGGCTACTTCACTGTCTACGGTCAGACTTAACGCTTGTAGGTCCAATTGTGTAACGCTGTCGGTGAGTTCTTCAATCCGTATGGCTAAACTTTCTCTTTCTGATGTGGCAATTTGTAATTGTTCTTGTAATGCAAGTCTAGTATTCAATGATGTGGTTGTTATAAGTTGACCAGTTTCTTCATCAACATATTGAATTACATTATTAGCCAACCCTCTACTTAATTCTCCTACAGTTGAACTTAGGGTTTCACGTTCTCCAATATAAAGATCTAACTGTTCTTGGTATCGTTCTTTTCTCAAGTCTAATACTTGAGTTTGTCTATCTAAGATGTTAAGTTGGTCAGCCGTGGTTTGATAAGCGGCGGTTAAAAACCCATAAATTCCCGCAGAAGTAATTACAATTAAAGTAAAGGTTGCTAAGAGGTAATATGCTCTCATCAGACGAGTTAAATCATTCCAATGTCTGGTCAATAAAGAAGCGGTAACGAGTTTACCAGTTTCCAAGGCGGACGCCATTATAACAACTGCCAGAAACGATCCTGCAAATAATTTTCCCAATCCAGAAACGGAAAAGAAAGCAGCAACAGTAGCTATCACTATTGCTGATAGTAGGACTACATATTTGAACATTTTAAACTCCAATAAGTATGGGGGTAGAGCAAAACCCTACCCCCATAGATATTTTTCCACATAACCATTTCGGACCACCTCCTAATAAGATGTGTTCGTGGTTATGTGACCGAAGTTGCTGTCCATTGCTACCTCCGGTGTTGAAGTGTTTTATTTAATTGTAACCTTTTTAGCCAATTTAACCTCGTCGTGAACACGGGGTAAATTAATCGTAAGAAGTCCGTTACTAAAACCAGCGACAACATTTTCCATATCAAGATTGTCGTTAATTTTAAATGAACGTTTAAATGAACTTCTCTTTAATTCACGAAGATAATATGTAGTACCCTCTTTATCATCAGTACAACCACAAGGGTCTTCCTTACAACCACACCCATCCTGAGCGGGAGCTTTACCAGAAATTGTTAAAAGGCCCTCTTCAATCTCAAGATTGATGTCCTTTTTGGAAAAGCCTGCAAGTTCTGCAACAATTTCTACTTTGTCATCGTGAGAAATAATATTAACCTTTGGATACGCTCCCTTTGTCACGGATACACCCATATCCCTAATTGTAGGAAAGGTGGTATTCAACATGTCATCAAACATGGAATCGAAGGAACGGATGAAAGCGTCTCTTTCATCAAAGAATGGTTTTAACTCATGTGAGTTTCGCGGACGGAAAATTGATAATCTAGTCATGGTTTTTCTCCTTTATTAAATGTTAGACCAGTTAAGCGTCTTCTGTGCCCCTACATTAGGCGACACAAATATAAGTATAACCTATGGGTAATTAAAATCTTGTTTTGTCTCTCTCTATTGCTGTAGCAAGATAGTCTGAAACATGAACAATATATGCTATGTTTGTTTTCATCGGATATGGATACATATTATTCATTAAATATGATTTATTCGAAGCTTCATACATACCATCGGATAAATGGATACCCAGCCATTCATTCTTTGTAATCGGAACATCATACAACTGTAACAAATAATGTGCTCTATCTGTCACACTCATATATTGAATAGTATTATTATGTTTATAATTTTGGCCAAGAGTTTTTCTATGCCACTCTGAATCTTGTTCCATATAATAAGGTTCGCCAGGATCTCCTAATTTTCCTAAATCGTGATGGAGTGTGGCAAACCGCAATTCTTGTGAAGTAAAATCCAAATTACCTTCAAAATTACGAAATGTTTTTGTTAGATCCACTGAAATATCATAAACTCTAAGAACGTGGTCAAGATATCCGCCTGGAAAAGCATTATGAAAGTGTTGAACAGCTGAAGCGGGAGCCGTTGCTAACTCTTGTTCGAAATCTTCATACATTCTTTTAAGATTTTCAGAACGGTCATCCTCGTCAATCAAGGACATAAACCTATCATAGTCTTCTTTAATTTTATTTTCATCTAAGAAAATCACATAACCTCCTAATTGGATACTTTAATATAACACTAAACAGCCCATCTGTCAAGTATTATCTTTTCTGACTATCTGAAATTATTTTATTAATTTGTAAATCATATATCAATCTTTGACAATCAGATGCTAATTCATATAATTCATTTTCTACAAAAGTTTCCTGCAATTCATACAAGGTTTCCAAGTAATCGTGTTTTTCTACACCCGCAACAACATTTGTTCCTTGTATTCTATAAAACTTTACTTTGTTTTTTCTTCTACTTATGGCCTCTTCAATCTTCTTTAAATAAAATTTATATACAATCTCTGGATATTCGTCTTGGAATTGTTCTAATTTTGGTATTAAATTATTTGGAATTTCTAACATGTTTTTCTCCGGTTTCTTTTCCGAACGAATAAATCTTTCCATCAGGCGCCTCAAATCTTTTCCTTAAATGCCAACCTCGTCCAAACTTTAATTTTGGAGTCTGAGTTTTCACTTCATCTTTATAGATTTCCCATGCGAAACACGTTCCACATAGAATTTCTTTAACATCATCCCAACTTAGTATAGATCGTTGTTTACACCTACTACACCAAATTCTTTCTTTTTTTCGATTTATTATTTTTGCGTTCTTTCTTCGTTTCTTTATTGACATTATCTCTTTTTTCCATCAGACCATCTATAACCCCGTTCTCGTAATTCATGATGATATTCTCTCAATAATTTTTTATAATGAGTTCGGGGATTAAATCGTACCATGTCCTCAGTGTTCCACTTGTAATTAAATTTTCTTATCTTTTTCTTACAAAATACAAAATCTTGCAAAGAATTTGAATGTTTTACTAAATACATTAAAACTTCATATTCCT